CTCCCTACCAGATTCCGCTGCAATCGAATCCGCAGATACTCAACATCACACTTGCGGGAACGCAGTACACACTCACGATAAAATGGAATTCGCAGTGTCAATCGTGGGTAATCGACATCGCGGACGTGAACGGAAATCCTATTCTTTCTGGTGTGCCGATGGTGACAGGCACCGATCTGCTGGGCCAGTTCGAATATCTAAACTTCGGTGGAGAGCTTGTGGCACAGACCATGAATGCCACAGACGATGTTCCCGATTTTACCAATTTGGGAACGAACGGGAATCTGTATTTCCTTGTCGAGCAGGGCGAAATCTAATGTCCACTACAGGATTGCAGTTCGGACGCACGGCCAGCCTGATTGTGACGGGCAAGGGCGGCGGTGCAGGTCTGGATTTATCCGATCTGTCCAGCAGTAGCGAAGGGTTGAGATTCCGATTTGAAATCTTGGCCAGCGATATTCAAACTCCGAACATCGCAACTATTCGCATCTACAATTTGAGCGAAGAAACCACGCGGGAAGTAATTTCCGAATACAGCACGGTGATTTTGAATGCAGGGTATAAATTCAATTCGTCTCTGATTTTCAAGGGTGACGTTAAGCAGTATCGGCGCGGCAAAGAACGAAACACAGACAGCTTTTTGGACATCTACGCAGCGGACGGAGACCAAGCGTACAACTTCTCCACCGTGAATGCGAGCCTATCAAACGCCACGCCTCAAACAGTGGTGCAGACATTGGCCGATTCAATGGGACTGCCGCTGGACGTGAATGCGCTGGGTTATCTCACTGAACAGAATTTTCCTTTTCCTCGCGGCAAAGTGATGTTTGGCCTTGCGCGGGATTATTTCCGGGACATTGCAGACACAAATAATCTGCGATGGTCAATCCAGAACGGAGTCATCACACTTATTCCGATCACGGGGTATCTGCCGGGGCAAGCTGTGCAGATTAACAGTCAGACAGGAATGATTGGGTCACCGGAAGCTACCGAACAGGGCGTTACGGTCCAATGCCTGTTGAATCCTCTTATTCGCATCGGCACAGCGATTCAATTGAACAGTAAGGACATCACTGCAACCACGATCAAAGAACAGAATTTTCCGGGCTATACGGATTTGACGTATGTGGCGAAGGTGGAATCCACGGCTCCTGATGGATATTACAGAGCAGTTGTGGTTGAGCATCGGGGCGATACGCGCGATCAAGAATGGTACACGAAAGTAACCTGCCTCTTGATTGACAAGTCCTCCCCGGCCAACAATTCAGTAGCACCGTATTGTATTCCGCAATAGGAGAAACAGTGGATCAAAGGGAACGTATAGGAGAGCACGAAGAAAGTCTCAGGACAGCTATCGAGGGTGTCTTGTCCGGTCTTTACACTGCGCTCCCCGGTCAAGTCGTAAGCGTTGATATGGCGCAAATGACCTGCACGGTACAGCCGACGATTGAAGCGCGGGTCCGTCAATCCGATGGCACGCAAATATGGGTTCCACTGCCAGTCCTGCAGAACGTGCCTATTGTGTTCATGGTCGGCGGTGGTTTTGCACTCACCGTTCCACTTGGGCAATACGATGAAGTCTTGGTTGTCTTTTCCAGTAGATGCCTTGATTCATGGTGGCAATCTGGCGGCATTCAAGTGCAGGGCGAATTGAGGATGCATGACATTCATGACGGATTTGCAATTCCGGGACCGCGCAGCTTGCCTAATGTGTTGGGCGGGGTAAGCGCGACCACTGCGCAACTCCGATCTTTTGACGGCACGACATATGTGGAAATTGCGCCGGGCGGTGTCATAAACATCGTGGCTCCAGGTGGATTGAACATCAACGGAGCAGTCGTGGCCACTGGCGAGGGAACCTTCAACGGAGGTCACACGGTTAGCGCGCACAAGCATGGAGGCGTGCAGCCGGGCGGCGGCACGTCAGGAACGCCGACAGGTTAAGGGGGAAGCAATGAGGCGTAAAGAGTTGGATAATCTATTGCCCATAGAAATAGAACCACAATTACGACCGGGCGACTACGCGAAAAGCATTCACGGATTGTGGGTTCTTCGGGCTCCCAATGGAGATTTGGGTGCTCTTCGTCCAACTGTTCATCAAATCACAGAAAACGAAGATGGAACAATAACAGTGAGTCCATCCATCCAGTTCGAAACAGGACAGAGATACCACGGATACCTGAAAGCAGGAGTTTGGAGTTAATCAAGTGCGCTACCGAAGTCTTACATCATCGGGAGATTATACGTTCGGCCATGGACCCACCGAATTCTTGGTGAACAGTCCGGCAACGGTCGCGCAAGCTGTCACAACTGCACTGCTACTGCATCAAGGGGAATGGTTTCTGGATGTCACAGCCGGGATGCCTTGGGAAACGCAGGTATTGGGTTACGGCACGCAATCGCTCTACGATTCAGCAATCAAAGCCACAATCCTTGGAGTTGAGGGAGTGCAATCTATTGTGAGTTACAGCAGTTCTCTGAATCGCGCAACAAGGGCACTGACAGTGAATGTTACACTGAATACGATTTACGGTCAGACCAGTCTAAGCGCGAACGTGAGCGGCGGTATTAGTGGCGGGTATGGAATCCAGCCTTTTGGTGGACCCGGACCCTACGGAGGATAAATGCCAGGACCATACCCACTTCCAACATTAAGTGCGCAGGTCACCGCGACTGGCATTTCTGCGCCATCCTACAACGATATTCTTTTGAGTCTCATCGCTTCCATGCAGGCGATTTACGGCTCCGACATCTATCTCACACCAGACACGCAAGATTATCAAATGCTGGCAATTGTCGCGGCGGCAATCAACGATCAGAATAATGCACTCATCGCTGCTTACAATAATTTCGCTCCCAGCTTCGCGCAAGGTGTGGGGCTCAGTGCGCTGGTGAAAATTAACGGTCTCGCGCGCGAACCGGCGACAAACAGCACGGCGCAATTGGTTCTGGTAGGTGTAGCAGGAACGGTAATTTTGGCCGGCATCGCCCAAGACGTGAATGGGAATCTGTGGAACCTTCCACTGAATATTGTCATTCCAAATTCAGGAACGATCACCGTTACGGCGACATGCCAAACAGCAGGAGCAGTCACTGCCCCAGCAAACACCATCATTCAAATCAACACGGTTATTCTTGGCTGGCAATCGGTGGATAATCCTACTTCGGCCACAGTAGGAGTCTCTGTAGAAACAGACGCGGCTTTGCGCACAAGGCAATCGCAGAGCACGGCCATCGCCAGTCAAACGCCGCTATCAGCGATCCTCGCGGCGATTGCAAACGTGACAGGAGTCACGCGCTACGCGATCTACGAAAACAATACAGGAGTCACGGACAGTAACGGAGTGCCAGGGCATTTCATATCGCTGGTCGTTCAGGGCGGCGACACGACGGCAGTTGCCACAACCATTGAATCAAAGAAGTCTCCCGGAACAGGAACATACGGCACGACAAACATCACAGTCACGGACCCTGCTGGCGTTCCGATCACAATCACTTTCTTTGAGTTGGCGAACGTGAACATTTATGTGAGCGTGAACATTCACGCGCTCACGGGATATGTGGCGACAACCGGGACAGCTTTAGTGAATGCAATCGTGGCATTCATCAACAGTTTGGCGATTGGGCAGGAGCTTTACTACGATTGGATTTTCGGTCCCGCAACTCTGTACGGGAATCCGCTGGGAACAACCTATAAGATTCTGTCCATCACGATTGGATTGTCGCCCAGCCCGGTCGGGACTGCGGATATTCCGATAGCATTCAATCAGGCGGCTGCTTGCACGGCTGGAAATGTAGTTTTAACGGTGTCCTAAATTATGGCGAACGTGACAGATTATCTCGCGCTCGTTACTTCAGAGCACGCGAGCAAACCAAATTACATCGCCATGCTGTCCGCGTTCCTGCAAGCGCAGGTAGACCAGCAGAATCAAACCAATAAATTTCCTTATCTATTCGATGTCGATTTGGCAGTCGGCGACCAATTGGACAAAATCGGTCAATGGGTAGGTGTGAGCCGCTACCTGTCGAAGCCTGTTCTAGGAGTGACAGTTCTCCCGGACGCCAGTTACGCAATTCTCCTGAAGCTGTTCATAGCGCAGAATAATTGGGACGGAACGGTTCCGGGCATCTATACGATCTGGAATACGATCCTTGCCGCGTCGGTCGGGCCTATCTTGGTGCAGGACAACCAAGACATGACCATGACGATTGTATTTCTTTCGCCGCCAACTTCCCTGTTG